CAACCTGACCCGCTGGGTCAACGCCCGCACGATCAAGGAGACGTTCGTCCCGCCGGTGGACTACCGCTACCCCCACATGGGCTAACGAAAACACCCCGTCCCCGCTGGCCAGCGGTAGTACGGCTGCCCGGTGGGAGCCAAACGGGGGAGCCAATCGCGCTCATAGCGCATCATCCTGCGGCAGTGAAACGGTCCGGTGCGGGACCAGTCCCGCCGACCGGGCGCGCAACTCCAGCATCGTCAGCCCGGTCACCTCTTCGCGGATCCGGCACGACAGGCAGGTCACCGACGGCGGGTGCGGAGTCTGGCATTCCGCGCTGCTCCACAGTTCCGCCGTCGTGTACAGGTCGACGTCGGACAGGCGCGAGAAGTCGAATACGGTCAGCCGCTTCATGACCCGCTCACCTCCCCGGGGCGCAGGATGGCGTCCATCGCCGCCGGGGCCTTGGTGAGCTTGTCGGCCAGCTGGTGCCGGTACGTGCTCCGGGTCACCGCGGAGGTGACGTGCCCGGCGGCGTCGGCGATGTCCTCGATGTCCACCCCGGCGTCCGACAACACCGAGACCCAGGTGTGCCGGGTCTCGTGCGGGTGCCACCCGGCGCCGAGCCCGGCCCGCTCGCACAGCCGGGCGAACTGGCGGCGCACGTCCTGCGGCCACCTGGGGCCGCCGTGCTCGGCGGCGAACACCAGCCCGCTGTCCGCGTACCCGGTGCCGAGGCGCAGCCGGTCTTTCGCCTGCTGCGCTTTCAGCGCCCGCAGCACCGCGGCGGCGTCCCGGGGCAGCGCCATCGTCCGCCGGGACCGCTCGGTCTTGAGGCCCGCCAGCACCAGCACGCGCTTGCCATCGGGGCCGGGGAGTGCCTTCAGGCACATCCGCACCCGGATCGTGGCCCCGGACAGGTCCACGTCCTGCCACCGGAGGCCGCCCAGCTCGCCGGGGCGCAGCCCGCAGGTCAGCGCGGTCACGATGTACGCCCGCCAGAACGGGGACAGGTCCAGGGCCAGCAGGGCGCGCACCTGGCCCAGGGTCATCGCCTTCGACTTGCGCACCGTGCCGCGCGGCACGTCGGCCAGCTCGGCGACGTTGCGGTGCACCAGGCCGTCCCGCTGCGCCCGGCGGATCGCCCGGGCCAGCAGCGACCGCGCCCGCCGGATGCCGTCCGCCGACGACCCGGCGGCGGCCATGTCCCGCAGCATCCGCTCCACCTGGCCGACTGTCAGCCGCTGCAGCTTCGCCTTGCCCAGCGCGGCGGTGATCCTCGCGATCCGGTCGGCGTTCCCGCGCAGTGTCAGCGGTGAGGCCCACTCCGCCGGCGGACTGGCCAGCAGGTCCGCCAGGATCATCTCCACCGTCGCGCTACGCGGCGCCACAGACCCGGTCCTGCGCAGTTCGTCGCGGAGCCCGTCCAGCAGATCCCAGCACTCCGCCTCGGTCGGCGCGTGCACTTTGGGGCTGCGCTTGCGCCGGTGCGTCTGCGGGTCACGGCCCAGGCTCAGCTGCCCGGTGTAGGACCCGCGGGCGGCATCCCAGAACACCGTCCCCCGCCCGCGCCGCGACCGCCGCGCCATCAGGACTCAGCCTCCTGCGGGGCCTGGGTGGTGACCCCCTCGGGCATCTCGTGCTGCAGCGTCAGCCAGACCTGCTGCCCGCCCGGGAGTTCGACTATCCGCATCTCGCCAGCCGCGGGAAACAGCAGGCTGCCCCAGCTCGCTTTGAAGACCACGACCAGGCCGAGCAGCTCTTCGAGCGTCACACGCCGCTGGCCAAGCTCGATCTTGCTCATGGTCTGCCGGTGCCAGTTCGTGAAGCCGAGCTTGCGCATCGCCTCGACTACGGCGCCCTGGTCGAGCCCCTTACGCACGCGCTGTGTGCGGATGTTCCGCATGATCACATCGCTGAAGCTAGGAGGAGGCGCCCATTCGGCCATGGCAAGACTATGCACCATTATGGGGACCGGCGCAACACTCCGGACTTGCGCGGAGGCGGGGACTCTGCCACTCTAACGTGGTAACAGATCACTAAAAAGGTGATCTACTCCCCACCGGAGGCGCAGATGCCGGTCACTGCAGCGGTCTTCGCGCATCACGGCGACAGGCTCCTGTACCGAGTCCCAGAAGCCGCCAGGATGCTCGGGCTCGGCGAGTCCAAGATGTGGGAACTGCTGGCCCGCGGCGAGATCGAGAGCGTGAAGATCGACGGCGCCCGGCGCGTCCCGCGCGAGGCGATCGACAACTACGTGCGGCAGCTGCGCGAGGACGGCGGCGATGCGGCCTCCTGACAGACGACGACGGCGGCCCCTCGCCAGGACCGCCGCCACAGTCGAATCGCCACCAGCAACCGACAGGGCCAGCGTAACCGACCTGGCGGACTGGCGGCAGCGGCGCGCCCTGCACGCCGCGCTCGACTGGCTCGACGCTCACAATCTGTGCGCCTGCTGGGTGATGCCCCGGCCGCACCGGTGGCCGTCATGAACAACAAGGCCGCCACCGCCTACGCGACCTGGCTGCAGCGGCACCTCGGCGCGGCGGTGTTCCCCGTCGATCACCCCGGCCTCCCCGAGTGCGCTGGCTGGCATAAGCCCGCATTCCCCTGCGACGGCAAGCGGGGCAAGCACCCGGCCTGCTCCTGGGCCAGGGACTCCACCACCGACCAGAAGGCGATCACCAGGATGCTGTCCGGCGCGCTGCGGAACACGGCGATCGACACCCGCAAGTCCGGCCTCCTGGTCGTCGACGAGGACCGGCACGGCGCATTCACCGAGTACGCGGCCAGCATCAGCGAGACGGTCCCGGAGACGTTCACCGTCTCCACCGCCAAAGGCCGGCACTTCTACTTCCGGCAGTCTGAGCGGGCGCACGGCAACAGCCCCGGAGCCCTCGCGGACTGGGACTGCGACGTCCGCGGCGCCGGATATGTGGTCGCGCCGGGGTCGGTGCACGAGACCGGCGTCATCTACACCGCGGTCAACCCGGGCGTGCCCGCCGCCGCCATGCCCGGCTGGCTGGTGACCGCCCTCCAGCCGGCCGTAAAACCAGCAATCACGAAGCCGGCTTTCCAGCAGCCGGCCCCAGCCCCGGGGCGGCTTCACGGCATCGTCGCCTTCGTCCTCGACGCCACGAAGGGCAATCGCAACGAGCGCCTGTTCTGGGCCACCACCAAGGCCCGGGAGATGGTCGCGGCGGGGGAACTCGACCAGAGGACGGCGGTCAGGGCGCTGACCGAGGCGGGGGAATCGACCGGGCTGGGCCAGGGCGAGGTCGCGGCCACCATCGACAGCGGCATGAGGAGGCCCGCCCGGTGACTGCCAGCGAGAGAGCCCGCCGCAAGGCGGCCAAGATCGTAGGGCGCGAGCTGGACGCGGACGGCCGCCTGGTGGTGAAGGCGAGCAACCGGAACCCCGTCGATATCGCCGACGAGGTCGCCGAGTACATCCAGGAGGTGAACACGCCGCCCGCGCTGTTCAGCATGTCCCCCGCCGCGGTGCTCCTGCGGAAGGGCGAGCTAGTCCCGCTGGATCCGGACGGGTGGCTGTTGTACGTGGCCCGCCGGGCGACCTTTAAGGTGCCAACCAAGAACGGAACCCCCGCGGTCGTGGCACCGCCCGCGGCGGTCATGAAGCTGATCCCGCCCGTGGTGATCCCCGACCTGCCGCCGCTGGACGGGATCGCCACCACCCCCTACCTCGATCCCGGCGGGAACCTGATCGCCGAGGACGGGTACAACCCTGGCACCCGCCTGCTGCTCCAGTCCGGCGGCTTCAAGATCCCCGCCGTCGCCGCAGTCCCCAGTGAGGAGGACGTCGCCCAGGCGGCGAAGCTGCTCACGGTGGACTGGCTGGGCGACTTCCCGTTCGCCAGCGACGCGGACAAGGCCAACGTCATCGCGCTGCCGCTCACCATGACCGGCAGGATGTTCTTCGCCCTGGCGCCGCTGTTCGTGTTCGACGCCTCCACCGCCGGGGCCGGCAAAGGCCTGCTGGCCACCACCATCTCCCTCATCGCGACTGGCGAGCCGCCGCAGGTGATGGAACTGCCCGCCGACGGCGAGGAGCAGCGTAAGAAGATCACCTCCGCGCTGCTCGCCGGGCATGAGCTGATCATGTGGGACGAGTCCCACGTCATCGCCGGGCGCACCCTCGCCGCGATCCTCACCGCCGAGAAGTACAGCGACCGCCTGCTCGGCGGGAACAAGCTGATCTCGGTGACCAACAGGTTCACCCAGGTGGCCCTCGGGAACAACGTCGAGGTCTGGGGCGACATGAAACGCCGCATCGTCCCCGCCCGCCTGGTCCCCGACACTGAGCACCCTGAGCACCGGACGGACTTCCGGCACCCCGACCTCGAGCGGTGGGCCCGCGATCACCGCGGCGAGCTGCTGGCGGCGGTGCTGACGATCTGGCGGAACTGGATCGCCAAGGGCAGGCCCGAGGCCCCGGCGGGGATGGGCAGTTTCGAGCGGTGGTCGCGGACGGTCGGCGGCGCGCTCCAGGCCGCTGGCATCGGCGGGTTCCGGTCGAACACCGCCAGCTGGCTGTCCGACTCCGACGACGACGACGGCTGGGGCGATCATCTCGCCCAGCTCCGTGACCGGTTCGGCGAGGAGTGGTTCACCGTCGCCGACGTCGCCGCCGCTATCGACGCGGTCATCGCGCCGATGAAGCGGCCGCCGGTCAAGCGCGACGCGGACAAGACCATGGCCCAGCAGCTCGCCTACAGCTACCGGAAGATCCGCGAGCGGTGGCATGGCGATCTGCGCCTGGTCCGCTCGGAGACCCGCGACTCCGCGTCCGGTGGCCGGACGTGGCAGGTGGTCCAGCGCACCGTTATGGAACGACCTGGCGATCATCAGCATGGTCAGGATGCTCAGCGGCCCGCTGACGATGCTGACCATACTGATGACGGAAACCCCGTTCCACAACGAGATGACTTGTGGCCTGCTGGCAGCTACGGTGCGGAGGCCAGCCCGTGAAGCCCGGCGTCTCCGCGCTCCTAGACCAGGCGGACGCCGCCGGAGCGGACGCCGCCAGGATCATGCACCTGATCGGGATGCTCGACGGCACCCCGGTACAGAACCGCGTCCCCGGTCCCGTGTACGCCGCGCTGGTCTCCCGCATGCGGCAGCGCGGCATGACCGGGCAGCTGACCCTCTGCCCGCACCTGTCCTACACCGCCCCCGAGCCCGCCTTCTGGGTAGCGTGGGCGCCCGGCCGCCTCCGCTGCCCCGCCTGCGCCCAGACTGCGCACAAGCGCATCCGGGGAACCATCGAGGACCGCCGCTGCGACCACTGCCGCCAGGTCGTTCCCCGCATCCACGCCGACATGGTGCAACTCCCCGCCGTCGTCGTGGACTTCATGCCCGGCCCGGCGAAGTGCGTCCCGCCGGTGACCCTGATGTTCGGCCTCTGCCCGGCCTGCCAGCAGGCGGACGGCGAGCCGTGACTGTCCGGGTGCGCAAGGCCCGGCGCACGTCCCGCCTCGCCTGCGGCCACCACGTCCAGCGCGGGCAGCTCATCGCCAGCCGCGACCGCGCCTGGATCTGCATCGGCTGCGCGATCGCCGCCATCCGCGCGGCCAACGACCACCCCGCACCAGGCGGGGCAGCACAGAAAGGCACGACATGACCAGCGCCACCGGCTACCTGCATGGCGATCGCATCGTTGCCACCACCCGCATTACCGATGTAGACGGCAAAACCATCGCCGAGCCCGGCGACATCGGCTGGGTTGAGCACATCCTCCTGCCCGGCGAGATGCCCATTGGTGGCGACAAGGGGTTCGTCATCACAGTGAAGCGCCCGGCCGTTGCCGTCCACTTCGACCACATACCCCACGCCAACCTGTCCTGGGTCGCTCAGGACAACATCACCGCAGCACAGGAAGGCACGACATGACCATGACTACGACCGAGAAGACGCCAACCGCGGCGCAGATCAAGCGCTACATCGGCGGCAACGGCTCGATGCTGGTCCTCGCCGAGCATGAAGGCGCCATGTGGGCCACCAACCGGTTCTGGGCAGTCCGGGCCGCGCACCTTGAGCCCTTCCTGCGCAAGCACAGCATCGATGGTCCCGGTGTCTACGACGTCGCCAGCACCACCGTCAGCCGCCGTGAGGAGCCAGCCGACCCCCGGATCTTCTCGCGCATCCTCGACCTCGCCAGCTACACGGTGCCGCTCGAGCACGTGACCATCGAGGACTATGACGAGGTCTACGCGCAGGGTCGCGATGGCCTGCTCCTGCTGCTTCAGCGTTCAAGCGAAGCGGAAACCAGCGTCACGGCCGTGCCCGTCGATCAGCTGAACTGGCTTGAGGGCGCGCCGGTACAAGCCCCCGGCTCGCAGATGTGCAACATGGAACTGTTCGCCACTGAACGGCCCCGCGGCCCGGTCGCCATCATCGCCGAGCCCCTCGAGCAAGACGGGACTTGCGAACTCGCCGCCGTGCTCATGCCTATGCATAAGCCTGTGGAGTCCGCGCCGTGCCTCGACTGCGGCAAGGTCATCAGGTACATCGAGGAGCCCTGGTATCCCGTCGATGGCGGTGGCGTGTGCGTCCCCTGCGGAGAAGCCCGCGGCATCCCCAAGGAACACCTGCTCTGAACACCCGAACGGCCACCCGGCCAGTCATCGCCCCGGCCGGGTGGCCGCCACACACACGAGGAGTATGACATGACAGAACAAGCGCAGATCAGAAACGGCGACATCGTGTTCCGGGAAGCGGATGCCGCCCGCAAGCAGCCCCGCGGCATCGTCCTCAACAGATTCGAGATCCGGGAGCAGAGCATGGCGTGGCTGCGGGCCACGCCGATCGAGCCACGCTGGTACGCCGTCGTCATCTGGCATGGCCGGATGCGCCCCCGCGTGGAGTGCGCCGACGAACTCACAGTGATCGGCAACGTCAACGATCCCAATTAGAACCTGACGCAACCTTCAGCGGCTGCCCGGTCAATCCACGGCCGGGCAGCCGCTTCGCGTCATCATGGTGGCGTGACCGAACGCCTGCCCCGCTGCCCGCACCGGGCGTGCCCTATCCGGTACGCCAGCGGCGAAGACCGCGACTGCGGCCTGCACGACCAGTCCCTGGCCCCCGATGCCGCCGCCCTGCTCGGCGAGCTGGCCCAGGCGCCCGGCGGCCCGCAATCCCGGCCTGTCCTCGCGCGCACGCCGCCGAGGATCACCGCCAGGCCGACAACGCCATGACCGGCTGGCACCGGCCACGCGGACGGCGGAAGATCCCGCCAGCACGCAACCGCGCGCCAGCCGATCCATACGGCAGCGTTCACCGCCGGGTCCGCGCCGCCCTGCTCGCCGAGCTGGCCGCGATCGGCGGTGCGCCATGCCCATTGTGCGGCGAGATGATGTACGCATGGATGGGGCGCGCGCTCCACCTCCACCACAGCGACCCTGCGGCCAAGCTGCTCGGGCTGCCCGGTGACACGCTTGCCCACGCCGCGTGCAATCTGCGCGACGGAGGCAGGACCGGCGCCAGCATCACCAACGACAGGACGGCCACCGGTGGCGGGATGGTAACCGGCGGCGCGACGGTGAGGCCGTTGCGGCCAGCGGTGAAGCAGTCTCGCGTTTGGTGACATTGCGTGACCACGGCCGGGGGGCTGCCGGAAGCGCCAGCAGCCGCTCACCGCTGCCAGGTTCGCTCGAACACGCGAAAAGACGCGCTGACCAGGGCAAACTTTTTGAGCAGCGGTTGCTCCGCACGCGCGGGTTTTCTGGCGCAGTCGCGGCGTCACCCGCTGACGTCATTGTCACCGGCAGTAACATTGGTTCATGGCTGACAGCGGTGCGCTGAGGCAGCGCAGGCACAAGCTCCATTCGGGCGGGGACCACTCGCTGTGCAAGCCGGGGTGCGGGAGGAACCGGGAGGTTCCGGCCGCCCGGCCGAGGATTACGGTGATTCCCGGGAGTTCCGGTGGAGACCGGGAGCCTGTGGCGAGATTGCTGGCCCTGGCGGACCGGCTTGAGCAGGCGCATATTGACGATCCCGCGAACTCCGCGGTCGCGAAGGAGCTGCGGGTGACGTTGCAGGCCCTCGCCGGTGGCGGCGGCGGGCGCCCGGCGGAGGACCTGGTGGACCGGCTGCGCCGGGAGTGGGAGTCCGGTGCTTAGGCGACGGAGGCGACTAGGTTGTACGGGCAGCGGTTGCCCTGGAAGCCGTGGAGGGCCCACACGGCGGCGGCGAGCACTTCGGCGGCGAACGGGTCGGCGCTGAAGTACCAGCCGCGGCTGGTGTTGCGCGCGGTGGCGGCGCCGACGGCGGCGGTCAGCTGCGCCTGCCCCAGGTGCGCGAGGGCGCCCTGTTCCACCGTTTCGAGGAAGCTCATGCACGCCCGCGGGTAGTCCCCTGGCCTGGGGTTGACGGTGCGGGCGCCCGGGACGTGAGTGAGGCCGAACTCCCGCGCGGGGGACTCGTCGTCCCACACCACGGCGTGCACCCGGTGCCGCCCGGCGAGCTGGGCCAGGTAGGGGGCGACCCAGCCGCCCCGTTCGCCTGGGCGCCACGACAGCAGTTCTGCCACTGGCGGGCCGCCGGGGGACTGTGAGCATGCGACCACGGCGGCGGATTCGCCGAGCCGGGACGCGGCGGCGCCGAGGCTGACCCGGCCGCCTTCAGTCGCAGCGCCGGGGTGCTCGCAGCCGCGCCAGGCGTCGGCGGTGACGACGGCGAACCTGCCGGTCGAGTCAACAGGCCAGTTGGAGCGGCCGAGCCTTTCCCGGGCGAACCCGTCAGGGCCGAGGGCGGCGAGCTCGTCGCGGATGTATTCCATGCTGATCCGCCCCGCGGCCAGGGCCGGGTTGCACGCCGCCCACACGCGGGGGTCGTCGAGCCGGTCGCCTTCGGCGAGGGACCATTCGAGCCAGCACACCCGGTCACCTGGGCCGCGGGCCAGGGCCCGGGCGCGCAGCGCGCCGAGGTGCCCCGATTCCTCGGTGCCGCGGGACAGGGCGTAGAGGATCTGCCCGTTCGGCGTGGCCGCCAGCGTGGGCAGCACGTCTTCCATCATCGCCGCGGTCAGGTATTGCGCCTCGTCGAGGATCAGCAGCGGGACGGCGCTGAAGCCGCGGCCGGTGCCGGTGCTGCGGGCGACGCATTCGAGCCGCTGCCCGGATTCCAGCTCGAGCACCTCGCCGCCGATCCGGTTGGACACGCGGGCGATCCGGCCGCCCAGCTCCGGCGCGCCCTCGATCGCCCTTTTCAGCCTGCGGAACACCGCGGCGGTGGTCCTGCTCTGGTGCGCGCTGAACAGGATCTCCCGCTCCCCGAGCACGAACAGGCCGCCCAGGATCCGGGCGAGCAGGACCTCCGTCTTGCCGTTCTGGCGGCTTTGCAGGACCGCGGCCTCAAACGCCGCCCACCGGCCGTCCGCGGCGACCCCGCAGAACGCGTCCAGGATCGCCCGCTGCGCCTGGTCGAGGCGGATGCCGGCGAGCGCGGCGAGGCGCGTGATCTGCGGTCCCGCTGTCCGCGCCGCGGGCGGGACGACGGAGATCCGGGGCGGTGTCATGCCTCCCATTGTGGCTGACCTGCGGCTTGGTACTCCAGTTTTGTCCTGTGGCGTGGGATGATTAGAGGTGCGTCTCCGGTCGCGCCGTGATGCCCACGGAAAGCGCGGGGCCCCGGGCTGGTCGTCGACAAATCCCCTGGCCCGGGGGCCCGTCACCGGCCGGAGGCGAGGGCAGCACGGACCGACCGGAGGAGATGGCCAGCATGGCCGATGAATCTAACCAGCAGTATTCGAGCCCGCCGTTCGGGGTGGGCGGTGATTACGCCAGCACCGGGCTGGGCGGGACCCAGGGTGACATGGCCAGCCAGACGCAGGGGCCGACGATCGGTGACCCGGTCGTCTCGGCGCCGTTCGGCTCGTCCCAGTTGCCGGTGAACATGCCGCGGCTGCCGGTGCTCGCTGGGGACACCAGCGCGATGTCCAGCGATCAGGCGGTCGGTGACCACTTCACCACGATCTCCGGCGCCTCCCAGGCGGCGCTGGCCGCCACCGGCTCAGGGACCGGCCATGTGGGCGGCCCGCGCCACCCGAACGCTTCCGCTCCTGGCCCGGAGGTGTGACGTGCAGGATCTGAGCGGTCAGGTGCCGGGCCTGGTGCCCTCAAGTATGGAGGGCGGGAACATGGTGGCGACGAACATGCTCGCGATGGCGCTGCCGGGCAGCGTCCCGATCACCCCGATGCCGGAGGCGCCGAACCTGCTGGACCCGAACCTGCCGATGCCGAAGCTGGGAGCGCAGCGGCCGGTCGGCACGGACCCGGCGCGGCTGCGCCCGGAGCAGCCGCCGGGGGAGCCCGCGGACCCGCCGGGCCGGTTCGGCGGGGTCACCGTCGGCGGCGGCACGGACAAGCCCGGCCACGGGTGGCGGCTGACCGACTCGGCGGGCGGAGGCGTGGCATGAGCGAGCACATGTCCGAGGCGGACGAGCGGGCCTACTGGAAGGCGTACGAGGCGGCGGGGGAGGAGCTGCAGCGGCCGAAGCCGTGGCCGGGCCCGTCCCGCGTCATCGAGGTGGCCGAGCGGGAACGGCCGCGGGTGACCGTCCTGGACGGGATGCACGCGACGGAAGGCCGCAGCCGCGACTACGAGGCGTGGCGGCGCACCCCCGGCGGCCGGTTCCATTCCCTGGCCTACCCGGACCCGGCGGAGGCGTACGAGGAGCACCAGCGGGAGACGGGCCCGGAGGCGGTCCGCCAGGTGCAGGAAGCCTGGGAGACCACCTACGGCCGCCGCCCCGCGGCGAGGGACGTGCAGGCGATGCTGAACGCCCGCCACTGGGACCGGCAGGGCTGGGACGGCACCGCGCAGGACCTTCAGGACGACACCCGGTGGGCGTTCCCCGACTGGGTGGTCCTGAACCGGGGCGAGGAGCCGCTGGCGATCGAGCTGAGCACCGCTCAGATCCGGCGCCCGTAACGGGGCCCGGTCGTGTCCAACCGGCGCCGCACGAAGGCGCCGCGGCGTGACGCCGCCGTCGACGCCCTGGCCGCGGGGGCCAGGTGCGGGTCGTGTGGCAGCACGAAGGTGATCAGGCGGTGGCGGGACGGCGCCTGGGAGCTGGTGCCGCTGCACCGTGAATCGTGCGTGACACGGGCGGCGAACGGGCGCAAGGCGTCCCCGCACCAGGTGAGTGAGGCGTCAGTGGCGGCGGCCCGGGCGGCCGGGTTCGCGGTCGGGTACGTGCCCTACGGCGACGACTCCGGCGGTGTCGTCATCGACGCGGACGCGAGCCCGTCATGAGCGGGGAGGTGAGGTAGGTGGCCAACGAGATCAGGATTCCGATCATCGGCGAGGACCGCGCGTCCCGGCCGATGCGCGAGGTCGGCCGGTCGGCGGAGATCGCCGCGCGCGGGGCGCGCATCCTGGCCGACTCGCTGGAGGCGCAGAAACGCGCGGCCAGCGCGGCGGCGGACGCGGACCTGAAGCTGGCGAAGGCGAACACGATCATGGCGGTGACCGAGCACCGCCTCGGCGCGGAACGCGCCCGTGTCACGCAGGATTTGCAGCGCCGCCTGGACGCGGCGGGCGGCCAGCACCGCGTCAGCCGGGCGCTGGTGTCGGCGGGCGCGCTGCGGCAGCTGTTCGGCGGCGGGGGCGGCGGGGCCGGCGCCGCTGGCGCCGCCGCGAGCGCCGCCGCCGGGGGCGCGCCCGCCGCGAGCGGGCTGCTGGACTTCCTGGGCTCCCCGGCGGGCGCGGGCGCCGCGGCGGCCGCGGCGTTCCCGGCGGCGTCGCTGATCAGCGCGCTGCTCGGGCAGGGCCTCGGCACGGGTGTCGCCGGGGCGGCCGGCGGCCTGGCGGCGCTGTTCCGCCCGGGGGTGTTCACCGCCGGGCTGAACAACATCAAGCGGAGCCTGTCCACGGTGACGGCGTCGTTCGCGCCGTCGCTGGGCCTGATGTTTAACCAGTTCGGGAAGACGGTGCAGGGCCTCGTCCCGCTGCTGTCGCAGCTGTTCGGCCGGTCGCTGCCGTTCATGCAGCAGTTTTTTACCCTCCTCGGCACCGCGGCGAAGACGATCCTGCCGGCGCTGACGTCGGCGCTGACGCAGATGGTGAAGTCCGGGGCGCTCACCGCGATGACGCAGGGGTTCGTGTACCTGATCCAGGCCGTGGCGTCGCTGATCACCCACCTCGGGCCCGGGATGAAAGCCGGCGCCGAGATTTTCCGCGCGGTCGCGGACGCCATCCGCGGCATCACCTACGGGCTCGCGGACGTGATCGCGTTCCTGGGCAAGACAACCGGGCACTGGCTGTCGCGCATGCACGGCGACTGGGACCATTTCCGCCACGACGTCGCCGTCATCTTCGACGGCATCCGCCACGACATCGCCGCCGCCTGGAACACGATCTACGCCGACACGCTCGGCGTCGTTCGCGCCGGCGACCGGGCGATCATCGGCTTCTTCCAGAAACTGCCCGGGCAGATCCTGCGCGACCTGTTCGGCCTCGGGCATTCCCTGGGCGCGTTCGCCGCGGCGGCGCTGACCGAGATGTGGGCCGGGTTCAAGCGGATCGGCTCGGAGATCTTCGGCTGGATCAAGGGGTTCGCCCACGGCATCGTCGGCATCCTCACGGACGTGTGGAAAGTCCTGTCGCCGTCAGCGGTGTTCTACGACATCGGGAAGAACCTGATGCTCGGCCTGGAGAAGGGCATCCAGGCGCACGCGCACCGGGCGGTCTCCGCCGCGGGGAAGGCCGCCGGGGCCGTGTCCGGCACCGCCGGGGCGGCGCAAAGGTACGCGCAGTCGATCCTGTCCGCGTACGGGTGGGGCGGGCAGTGGGCGGCGCTGAACGCCGTCGCCATGCGTGAGTCGGGGTGGTCCCTCACCGCCCGCAACCCGTCGAGCGGCGCGTACGGGATCGCCCAGTTCATCGGCGGGCCGTCGGAGTACTACCAGTACGGCGGGAACCCGAACACGGTCTCCGGGCAGGTGATCGCGTTCTTCAACTACATCCGCCAGCGGTACGGCAACCCCGGCGCCGCGTGGGCCCACGAGCTGAACTTCGGCTGGTACGACAAGGGCGGCTGGCTCCCGCCGGGCCTGTCGCTCGCCTACAACGCCACCGGGCGCCCCGAGCAGGTGCTCCCGCGCGCCGCATCCGCGGGCCCGCTGGTGATCCGCATGGAGTTCGCGGCGGGCAGCGACCAGCGGCTCACCGCCGCGATGGTGGAGAGCCTGCGCAAGCACGTCCGCATCAGCGGCGGCGACGTCCAGCTGGCGCTCGGGCGCCGGTAGGGGACATCCCCGGGCGCAGCTCCCCGGGGATGCGAGCGGCTCCTAGGCGATCCTGGCCGGGGGTACCCCGCCATATGCAAAACGCCCTTTAAGGGTGAGTTTCCGCAGGTCAGCTATAGTAAAATAGGGGCATGACCCGGCCTCTCGACCTTAGCCGCCCGGTGCGGTGCGCGAAGTGCGGCGAGAAGTTCACCCGCGGCCACGGCCGGGAGAAACTTTGCCTCGGGTGCAAGCGGCCGGACAAGCGAGCGCTCACCGCCGCGAAGGCGGTAGCGGCGGCCGGCCAGCGGCGCGCGGCGATCGAGGACGGCAGCGACTGCCAGTACCCGGCCTGCGGCCATTCGCTGCGTAAGCGGGCCATCGATCTGTCGTCCGGCGCTTGCCGTCCGCGCTGAGCCTGCCGGTCCTCCGCGCGCCGGGCGGCCGCCTCGATGCCCTCCACCGCCAGGCGGCCGATGACGTACACGATCAGGGCGGCGGCGTACAGCACCCATGCGGTCAGCAGGAACGGGCCGAGCAGCAGCAGGGCCACGGGGCCGAGGCTGACCCCGGTGTTGCGGGTGGTCCGGATCCATACCCTCACCCGTGATCCCCTCCGTTCTGCCGGGCGATGATAGCGGCCACCTCCTCGGCGGTGACCCCATGGAAATGCACGTGCACCTCGGGGCGCGGTGCCCCGATCGCCTCACGCCGCGGCGCTGGGAGCGGCTCTGCGGGACCGGCGGCCGGGGGCAGGTGAGTCACGCGAATGTGGCCCGGCCGCCCGCGCGGCGCTGGCGCGGGGCCGCGGCGCAACCGGTACACGACGGCGCCAGCACCGGCGAGCACGGCCAGGACGGCGACGGCGCCGAGGACGACCGCCAGGACCTCGAGCACGCGGGCGAGCGCGGTCAGCACCGGGACCGCCAGCACCGCCGCGGCGATCACCGCCAGGACGGCGAGCCCGGCGCCGCCGCCGCCTCCATCAGTCGTCTGCCAGGTGCCTCTCATGGGTGGTTCCTCTCACTCGCACGTGGCCGCGCCAGCGTCGTATCCGGCGTCGTATCCGGCGGCCTCCCCGGCGGCGAAGCCAGCCTCGTAACCGGCGGCTTGCCCGTCGTCGAACCCGTCGGCGTAGCCGTCCTTGTAGCCGCGGCACAGCAGCCGCGGGCAATCCTCGTCACGGCAGCGGGAGGGCCGGTGAGACCCGCCGGGCGTTACCGTGGAAACGCCGCCGTTACCGCTGCCTGACCTGGGGAAACGCCACCAGGCGTTACCGCTCAAGCCTCTGGCCTGCGGGTAACGCCGCTAGCGGCCGCGGTCTCGATGGCGGCCAGGCGGGCCCCGCGGGCCTTGCTGCCGTTCGCCGACACTGTTACCGACGGCACGCCCAGGGCGCGCAGCTCGGCCGACACTGAGTCGGCGGTCGCCCCGGCCCACCGGTCGGGCCAGCGCCCCGCGAGGCGGGTGGCGAGGGTGGTCCACCACAGCCCGGCGTCGCCGTCGAACACGGCGGCGGCGTCGGCGAGGGGATCCCTGGCGGGCGCGGACGTGTCCTCGCCGAGCGCCGCGCCGGTGAGGGTCCCGGCGCGCTCCCGGGCGGCCCGGGCCCGGTTGGCGACCGCCGCGGCTTCCTTGACGTTCAGGTAATGGGTGCGGGTGACCTTCGGCTCCGGGGTGGCGCCCTTGAGCCAGCCGAGCCCGGCGTCAAGCTCCGGGCGGAACATGGTGGCGCGCAGCCCGTTCTTGTACGCCGACGTGCCGAGCACCATGTCGTTCTCCACCTGCCCGGCGACGTAAAGGCAGAAGCGGATCGACACGTTCCCGGACACACCGGTGGGCAGGCTGGCCTTGTCCGGGCGCTGGGTGGCCAGGATCAGCACGATGCCCAGCGCGGGGCCGACCTTGATGATGAACTCGGCGTCCGCCCCGGCCTGCTTGCCGTGCTTGCCGTGCCCGAACAGGTTTTGCGCCTCGTCGATGAAGCACACGACCGGCCGCAGCGCGGCGAACCGCCGGGCGATCTCCCGCGTGACCTTCCGGTCCGGGCACAGCTCCGGCGGGAGCGCCTTGACCTTCGGCGCGCGGCGTTCCACCTCCCGGCGCAGCAGCCGCAGGCTCTCGGCCGCGTAACCGACCGAGT